CACCTCGACGATCCAGAAATGGCGATATGGACGAACGTCCAAAACTCGCGTCACAACGGCATCAAGCGTGTTCATCAGATGGCTCCCCGTTATCGAATCCGGCGGCCAGGTCAAACCCGATCCATATCGCCGCCGGCCGCAGATTTTCAATGGTGCTCGTCCAAGCTCCACATGCGCCAGAGTTGCGACCCACATCGCCGCGAAGAACGCCGATCACTTCACCGGCCATATCGCGGCTTTTGGCGCTGACAGAGCGGCGAACGCTGAAGGCGTGGAGATTGAAAGCGGAGTAGATCTCGCGGGTTTCCGGGGTGTCGCTGTTGGAGATCACCGCGCGGGTGCCGTGCTGGCGATGAGCATCGAGCAGGGTTGCAACCAGGTCGCGGTGATCGTCCAGGGTAAATGGCTTGCCGTAGGCAGTGAAGTTGGCTGTTTTGCTGGCTGGAATGTAGGGTGGGTCGCAGTAAATAACCGCGTCATATGCCAGCTGCATAACGTAAGGGATGGTGTAACGAAAATCGCCATCAATGAAAACGGCTTTTGTGTCGTTGGCCTTTTCGGCAAAGCGGCGCATCTCGTCAGCCGGAAAGTAAGGTGCGCCATATTTCCCGAACGGGACGTTATGATCACCCATCTGATTGACGCGATATATCCCGTTAAAGCAATGTCGGTTCAGATACAGAAACAAAGCGGCATAAAGTAAAGCAGTATCAGCCTTGCCCGTATCGCTCCACTGCATGGAGTTAAATAGCGCACGGCGCTTGTAATATTGCTCTTCGTTATTGCCACCCAGGAACATTCCGCGAGCGGTATCAATCAGTCGCTCGGTGTTGGAAATCAGCACACGAAAGAAATTGATCAGCGCGCGATTGCTATCGCAGAGGATGTAACGGCGGTATTCCGTGTTCATAAACACGGTACCGCTGCCAACGAACGGCTCGAT